AATGTCTTCTGGCTCCAGGGACCTTTCACCACTTTTACTTTTGCACACATGTTGTGCAACAGCCTTCCAGTTCTTGCATAAAACCATGAATGAGCGGAAGGACACATTTAGTAAATTCTTCAGCAAGCTCAGTAGCAATTCCACTCACCCCGAGTCGGCGCCACTCTTCGATGAAGAACCGCCCGACTCATCTCCGCTGCACACCGCTTTACCGCTGGCAGCAGCACACGAGGACCAATCAAGACAGGACCAGGACGAACAACCCTTCGAAGAGGCTGTGCCTCTCGAAGACGAACTCGCCGACCTTCTGGATTCTATTGATTGACGAAAATAACTGATAAAGCTGCGTACCACATCTTTACCGAATGCTTCATCCAGTATGACGTGCTGGTCGAAGCTGACCCGGGGAAGCTCGCCCTCCATCCCCGTATGCAGGACTTCGTCTTCGACTTCGACTCCGTCAGCCATGAGGTCCTGACCCCACTGGAGCTCAAACTGTTCAAGCTCAGAGTCAAGTACAGGAAGCGCAGGGGGAAGTGCCTACAGGAACTCAAAATAGATATCTCCACCTACACGGAAATGCGACAGCGCATCAAGGTCAAGCTCGGCCGCGGCTTCCATGACCACAACCTCTGGCCTCTGGAGAACTACTTCAATGACAACCATGCGAAAAAGGTCCGATTCTGAGATTCGTCACCGGCTGCGGGTAAGATTCTCGCTGTGGTTTCAACGCCTTCTCTCTAAACTACTCTGGAGGATACTCATGGTCGATGAAAAACCCGACCAGTCCCTTGTAAAGTCCGATCGCTCGGACCAGCTCCACGAGCAGCATGACGTTGACAGCCTCTCCCGTTTGATGCTTGAGCAAAAGGAGAGCTTTGATCGCAGCTTGCTCGAGGAGAGGCTTTTCAGCAATAAACTCAAAGGCTGGCTGGATCGGTACTCCCGCATGAAAACCGATCACCGGATTATGGAAGACCAGTTAATGCAGGAAGCTGCGGTCCTTCTGGGTAACCCTCCGCGACAGGCGGGCCCGGAGGAAACCCCGGAATCGGAATTGGTGGAAGATCCTCCGGAGGAGTGATACTCTCAGTGAGCCTTGCTAGGGTCGTGAGCCGTTCAGTCACGGTGGGAATGTTAGGGTACTCTTTACTTTAAGGGGTGTAAGAGCTTGCGGGAGTGTTAGTTAACCGCGTCACGGCCATCCTCAGGGCCGAATATATTCCTTTTCCTTGTCTCCACCTGGCCGGCGTCGACCAGTTGGCTTATGTCGTAGCCATCCTTCAGGTTCCTTCATCTTCTCAGGATCAAACAGCGCAAGGCTGACGACCGTCAGCCCCATCGACTCGTATCACCAAACTTCGTCAGCAATGTAACCATCCGTCAAGATGATTCTGCCTCGGCCATAGGTCAGTGGCACAATTTCGTACCACCAACCTTTCCTACTCGCGTTCTTGTGAAGTGCTGGCTTCATTTTTCGCAGCCCGAAGTGCCTTATTCAGTGAAGTGTCCAGTTCAGGCCAGAAGTAAACCATCAATTTCCTCAACCCAACAACAACACCGATGAATCCAACAGCTATGACACCAAACAGCCACGAAACACCATCTATGAAATAGTACACGTCCCACACCCAAGTTAATAAATCGCTCATTCTTCCTCCTCCTCCGCGTATTTAACGCAGCTGCAGCCAATTAACTGACCCCCACACTTCGGGCATTCCTCCACGTCACAGCCTGGGTGATGAAAATGCCCAACCTTCGCTCCACAGTCATGGCAGCGACCTCCGTCACTTCCCCAATCCGCTCTGGTTTCCTCGCCGTGCTTGACTGGCGGTAAGTTCGTCCCGTCCTTCATCGGGATAGCAAACTCCCGACACCCATCCGACTCCTTCATCCCGCACCGACACTCCTTGCACAGCGCACCGATCACTTCGTAGTACCACGTCTTGATCTCCTTCTCCGTCAGCCTCCAGGTGTCCTTGGGCAAACCTGAAATGAATTTATCTTTGAACCTCTGATGGGCATGGACCGCTGCCGATGGTTCCCCCTGGCCTGTTCGTGCATACGTCTGTACCTTCAGTGGATCTTCCTCAAACCAGTCTGTCAGGATCGCCAGTGCCAGATCCGCTGGACCACTCCCCCCGTAACCCCACTCGAACCCATCCGGTGAGTGGTAGGAAACGTGGGTCAGTGGCTTTAACCACGGATCACGGTCCAGCTTTGGAAGAACAACATGGACAAGCAGTTCATTGTCATACCTTCGGCCTTGGTAGAATTTTTGTTCCCATCTTTCCTTACTCATGTGCTTCCCTCCATGCCGATTTGAACTCGGCCAAGATCTCGCCCAGACCTTCAACTTCGCCGACGAGTCCCTTATACAAGGTTTCTGCTATCTCATAGGCCTCAACCGCCTTGGCAATGGCGACTGCACGCTTAAGTCTCTCATCGAATATTTCGTCACTTGAAAGTTCAGCGACGAGGCAGTTCTTGTCGTCGAGCAGGTAAATCCGCTTACCCATATGCTCGACTCTTAACGGTCGTGTGTGGATATACATTAGTCCTCCTATCGTTTCGTTAATCTTTGGATGACGTGAGCCAGAAACGCAGCACGTCGGCCTCCTGTTTGTCGAAAATACAGAGATCGCAAAGCGTCCAGGTTCTCCTCTAGCCCCTTATAGGCTCCGGCCTTCTCAGCGCGTTCGGTGTCCAGTTGTATCGAGATGGCTCTATCATCGGCGGCTGCCTTCAGTCGTATCTCTTTATCCTCCGAGATATCCTGACCGTACACATAGGACGGGGAGCCGTGAACTATGATCCCGCCATCCTTCTCTCGCTTGACCTCGACTTCGTACAGGCTTCCAGGGGAACTCGCCGGGAGCTTCTTAAAGACTCGAAACTCTCCGTCTTCGTCCTGATAGGACTGGAAGAGAGTCTTCCCGTCCCTGATCCGCCCCATATATCTCCAGGTTTCCTTCTTCGGTTTCTTTGGTTTCATTCCACTCCTTTCTCTTTCAGTAGATTCCCCCACCATTCTCGCTCCATGTCTTTCGGTTCATAGAAACTGATCTGGTAATCGAATAGACCGGCCACGAAAATGGCCATGAAAAATCCGAGGATCACAGCGATCACGACACCGATCACCCGACGTTTCAATCTTCTCGTCATATCACTCCTTTCTCTTTCATCCTTCTGTGCAGCACAGACTTGGAGACCCCTACCAGTTCAGCAATCTTCCTCCAGGATTTCCCTTCGTGGCGCAGCACAAGAGCCCAAGCCTCGTCGAACTGTGTCTCCCTGCGACCGAGTTGAGTACCGTTCCTCCTGGCTCTGTCCAGTCCAGCCAATACCCGTTCGTTAATAAGCTCGCGCTCAAATTCGGCCATGATGCCTATTAACCCGAACATAGCTCGGCCCATCGGTGTGGACGTGTCCACGGCTTCCTGGTGTGAAACGAACTGGACCCCCAATTCGCTGAACTCCCTCAAGGCAGAAACCAGATGGTGTAGGCTTCGCGCAAAGCGGTCAAACTTCCACACCATGACAATGTCGAACTTCCCCCGCTTCGCGTCTGCCATCATTCGATCCAGTGCCTCTCGGGACTCCTTGGTTCCGCTCACCCCTCGGTCAACGTACTCCTCGACGATCTCCCACTTGCGCCGTTTCGCCATCTCCCGCAAGTCCTCCAACTGCATGCCTTCGTCCTGGCGCACCGTTGAGATCCTTGCGTAAATCGCAGCGCGTTTCATACCTGGGCCTCCTCCACTTCCCTCATCAACTCCTCCGGATCCGCGAGCTTCCCCGCAATCCACAGGGACAAGAACCCCTCAATGATGTTACTGATGACAGTCTCCTTCCCCATGGCCTTCTGTCTCGCTGCAATCAGTACCGATTTCTCGACCGTGATCTTGATTGGCTGTTTCATTTGTCCTCCTTTCAGCAACCGTTGAGTGCTACCGCTGCCGCTACCGACAGGCCTAGCAACATGATTCGTTCAAAAACGTCTGTCCTGGTCATTTTCTTTCGTGGTTCCAATGGCTCTCCTTTCTTCCCTCTAGCGTCGGTCATGGTAATCCTTCCGTATCTGTCTGGCTTCCGGTCCTTCCGATCTCCCGTTCCTCATAATGTCGCCGTACAGTCGCTCGATTTCGACTGCGGTCTTTACCGTTACCCTCTCCTTGTGTATCTGAAGTGCAGGAACCTTGCGCCCTAGACGCTTCGCCAAGTACGACTTGGTAAAGCCCTCTTCGAGTAATTCGTTGATAAGTTCCCACGTCGGTCCAGCTGGTACGATCCCCGCTGCACCCTTGGCCGTTTCGTCAACCTGTAGAATCCGATGTTCCGTCTTCGCAAAGATCCGCTTGCGCCTACCCAATTTGATCTCGTGCAAAATCGAGTCAGCCA